CGCCGCGCCCCCCCCGTCCCCCCCCTCGGGGGGGCCGGGCCCCCCCCCCCCCCCCCCCCCCCCCGACCCCCTTGCTGCCCCGTTGGTGCCTTCCAGCCGTCTCACCAAGGCAACTGTTCCCGTCATCGCGATCGGAACAATGCCAGAGGCAGCCGAGCATTCCTCGGCCTGAAATGGACCCAGTAATGTCCGCATATCTTCCTAGCTCTGAGTGGGTGGCGGAGCACTTCAGCCGTTTTCTGCGCGATCGCTACGGAGCCTTGCGCGCCGGCGCGAAGTGCCTCGCGGCGCGCGCCGGGAATGCCGACCCACGGGCAGCAAAGAACTGGCTGGATGGCAGGAACCTGCCCCAGCTCTCGCATGCCATCGATCTGATGGCTGCTGATCCTCTGGTGGAGGAAGAAATCCTCTCCATGGTTCGCAGCCGCCGGGAGGAACTGTGTCAAAAACTGGCTTCGAAATCATGGCGGCGTTCGGCACCGGCTTCGGCTTCGGACTTCGCCATCCCGGCGGAGTGATGCCGGAACTGCGGCTCTTCTTCGTTCGGCTGCGCGTCGCGGTCCCCCATCTGGAGGGCGTGCTGGAGCACAGCGTCAGCCGCCGCCGCGCGGAGCAGGAAACTTCCGGCCTGCCGGCTAATGATCAATGATCCGGCGGCCCTCTTCTGGCGTGCGCAGCGGCTTATGCCGTCTGAAGCATGGCGGCTGCTGTTCGGTCGGGGGCAGTGGCTCTTCCGCGACGCATTCGGAATGCTGCCGGTCGCCAGGGCTGGAGACGGCTACTGGCAGCCGCGCGACTGGCGTAGCGCGCAGCCCGCGGACTTCCGTCTGGTGATGGCCATCCGCTGCGGCAATCCCTTTGAAGGCGAGGCGGATCCAGCGTGGCTGGAGCGCGATCCCGATACTTGGCAGCTGACTGAGGCGAGCCGCCTGCAGCTGCTGGGCATGCGTGCTCTGAAGGGGCCCGACATCATCGATCTGATCTGCTGGCCGGATCGCGCCTTGAAGCGGGCGCCACTCCGGTTGACCGGCATGGCCCGCGCGATCGGCGGCGCCATCGATGATATCGCCTGGAGCGATCGTGCAGAGGAGGAGGTTCTGGTGGTGCGCGACTTCCACCGCTGGATCGCGCGCTGCCTCGATGGCGCCTGCCTCCCGCTGGGGACAGCCGATGAACAGGCGGGCCTGCTGCGCTCCTTTCGTGGCGGCATTCGGACTGAGGATGTCGCCCATGGCGTCGCGCTGGACAAGCTGATGCGCCGTCCAGTGCCAGAGACGCCTCGGATCAACGTTGAAGTCCCCGGGGAGGCCGCCTGATGGGCCAGCCGAACGTGGTTTCGCTGAGTGATGCCGTGCGTGACGACAAGCGCAAGCGTCGTGGCGATGGTGGTGGTGGCTCCCATCCTCCGGATGAGCCACCGCCGGAGCAATTCGGCGACGATTCTTGCCCGATCACGCCACTGGGAATGTTGGCCGGGCATTACTGGTTCTTTGACAAGAATGGTGAGTTGCGCAGCTTCAACGCGCAGCAGATCAGCCAGGCGCCGCAGATCGTCAGCCTGTTTGGCGGGGACACCCGCTGGCCAACGGGACGCTTCCCGCAGCTGGACCGCGAAGGCAATCCGACCAACTGGTTCAGCGCCCGCCTGGTGGGGCGCTGGCTGGTGGAGCAGTCGAGCCGGGCCGGCTTGTTCCAATCCGACATGCCACGTCGTGGCATCGGTGTGTGGGCTGCCGAAGGGCAGGTGGCGCTGCATATGGGCGACTTTGTTCGCTGGCTCTCGGACCCGCAGCATGACCAGCGTGCGGGGTTCGCGGCGCATGGTGCCTTGTGGCCCCGCGCACCCCGCACGCCTCGCCCGGGCGAGCCCGCGTCGGCCGAGGACGCGCAGTCGCTGGAGGCGGCGTTCCAGCGCTGGAACTGGGAACGGCCGGGCGAGGCGGGTGTGTTCCTGGGCCTATGGGCCGCTGGGCTACTCGGCGCCGCCATCCGCTGGCGCCCGCATGGCCTGGTGGTTGGCGGGCCGGGCACCGGCAAGACGACCCTGTTGGAGCTGTATGCCTCCGTCTCGCCGCTGGCCTTCTCATCCAATGACTTCACCGAGGCCGGCATCCGGCAGACCATCAGCGGCCGGGCCGCGCCGCTGATCCTGGATGAAGCCGAGGGCGACATCGAGGGCATGGCGAAGATGCAGCGCGTCATCGAGCTGCTGCGCCGCGCCTCCGGCGGCGAGGGCGCCCGCACCGCGCGTGGCAGTGCCGGCGGCCAGGCGCAGCAGTTCCTGGTGATGTCGCCGGCCATCCTGGGCGCGGTATTGCCGCCGGCGCTGCTGCCCGCTGATGCCAGCCGCATCACCCGCGTGGATCTGCGTGTGAAGCCGGAGAATGGCCCCGGCCTGCCAGATGAGGCCGAGCTGGCCCGCCTGCGCGCTCTGGCGCCGCAGCTTTGGTCCCGCGCCCTGAACGGGCTGTCCCGCTTCCGCGCCAATCTGACGGCGCTGCGCGCCGAGTTGCTGGGCAGGGGATGTGTGCCCCGTCTGGCCGACCAGGTGGGCACCATCCTGGCGGCGCGGGAGATGATGCTCAGCGATGAGGCGCTGTCGGATGGTGCCGCTCACGACTTGGCGGATGACTTCCGCTGGCTGGTCCAGACGGAGGAGGAGCAGCGCGAGGATGGCGGGCCGCAAGCCGCGCTCAACCACATCCTGCAGAGCACAGCCGACATCACCTGGGGCGGCGAGCATCCGACCTTCGGCCGACTGATCCGGCAGGCCTTGGCCGACACCGAAACCAGCAGACAGGCCAATGAAGCATTGCAGGAGCATGGGCTGATGGTGGCCAAGTACCCGAAGCGTGGCGACGGCCCGCTGCGGCTCTACGTCGCCGACAAGCATCCGCGTCTGGCCAAGGTCTTCGTCGGCACCCAGTGGGCGGGCGGGCGATGGAAGGACGACCTGCGGCGATTGCCCGGCGCGGAGCAGCCGCCAGACCCTCAATGGATCGGGCCTGCCAAACCGCGTTGCGTCGTGCTGCCGAACGAGCTACTGCCGCAGGAGCCAAAGCCATGACGGCCCTGTGGCCCCATCCGGGACAGCATTCGTCCCGTTTGTCCCGTAGGTTGTCCCGTCCTAACCCATTGATAAACAAGCAATGGGACAAATGGGACAAATGGGACAGGCAATCACATCGCTACATGTGTGTGTGTGTGCGCGACGCATGTGGCGTCTTTGCGTGTCCCATTTGTCCCATTGTCCCATTCATTTATTTTCAAAGGGATAAGACGGGACAAGGCACGGGACAAACGGGACAACTGCATCTGGAGGCCGGCGCATGGCATTGAACCTGCTCATCAACGGCCGCGTCCTGGTGCAAGACCAGGTCGGCCAGCTCGGCCCCTTCTCCACGCCTGACAAGGTGGCCGCAGCCCTCGGTACCCAGGCCCGCGCCGAGCGTGCGGCGGCGCAGCCTGACAGGCCGGCGCGGATAAAGAGCCGGGACGTGGTGCTCTGCCTGTTCGAAGCCGGGAAGCTGGGCGAGGCGCAGGCGCAGGCGGCCATCGAGGTGAGGATGGTCTACGAGGCCGTCACCAGCGTGGTCGCAGCCCGCATCGCCCGTTACGGCGCCACAGGCTGCGAGGGGCTCTCCAACGCGGACTGGCCGCCTTCCCTCAAGGCCGCCTCGCAGCGCTACTCGGCCTGGGCAGACTGGGCCAAGGCTGTCAGCGTGACCCCGCGCTACTCGCTGGTTGAGCTGGTGCAGGATGTGACCATTGACGGCCTCGGTATGTCCCAGGTCACCATTCGCCGCGGCATCCATCATGTCACCGCACTGCGCTGGTTGCAGAAGGGGCTCTGGCGGTATGCCGTGATGGCCGGTTGGGTTGACGCGCTGGGACATGCCGCTTGACCCAAGTGCGGTTTCACGACTAGAAATTATCAACCTCGCGAACTGCGCCCGGACGGCCCTGCCGCTCGGGCGTTGTCGTTTCAGGCCCCCCTCCCCGTCGCGGGCGGGGGGGGGTTGGGGGGGGCACCCCCTCCCTACCCCCACCCCTATGGGTCCTTCCCGGCCCCCACGCATATACGGGCAGCCAGCGCGTCCGTGTACACTAGTGCCGGTGTTTTAGTATCCTTTAGGGAATGCGCTCTGCGGCCCTAAAGCCCCTAAAATCCCCTAAAATCATGGAGTTGTAGGAATGCTGTCCGGCATACGCCATGGCCGCAGGCCGCAGCCCTTGCCGCCGCCAGCGCAGCCGCCTGCGGCGCCCATCCTCTCCAAGTCGCTTTACGCCGCCTATCGGGGCATTTCTCCCGGCCGGGTGTCGCAGCTGATCGGCCAGGGGCGGATTCCAGTGCGCGCGGAGGATGGGCAGATCGATGTCGCCGCAGCCGACGCCATGCTGTCCGGCGAGCTGGCGGAAATCGCGGCCGAGGAGGCCCTGCCGCGCGATCCCAGCTTGATGAGCACCAAAGAGCGCCGCGACCGCGCCAATGCTGACATGGCCGAGGTTGAACGCGACCTGCTGATTGGCAAAGCGATCTATCGCGACCCGGCAGAGCGCGAGGTGGAAGAACTATTCCGTAACACACGCGAGAAGATCCTGCAGGTGCCTCGCGAGGTGGCCGGCGACCTGGCCCGCCTGGGTGATGAGGGCGCCATTGCCGCTCACCTGCTGATCGCACTCCGGAAGGTGCTCGATGGACAATACGAGGAGTTCCGGCTCCCTACTGCCTGACGCGGGTCCAATCATGCGCGCCGCGGCGGCACGCGGCATGCGTCCACCACCGGAGCGGTCACTGAGCGAGTGGGCGGACGAGGAGCGCATCCTCGGCGGCGAGGAAGGCCCGAAGGCTGGCCGCTGGGAGACGGCGACGACGCCCTACCTGCGCGAGCCCATGGACGTGCTGGGGCTGCGTCATCCATCCCGCCGCGTCACGCTGATGGCCAGTGCGCAGGTCGGCAAGACGCAGGTGGAACTGAACTTCGCCGGGCAGATCGCGACCGAGACGCCCGCCACTGTGCTGTGGGTGCTGCCGACCTGGGACGAGGCCAAGAACTTCAACCGCGACAAGCTGGATCCGCTGATCCAAAACACGCCGGCCGTGCGCGAGCGCATCGCGCCGGTGGTCAGCCGCGACGATGCTGGCTCGACGGTGCTGCGCAAGAAGTTCCCTGGGGGCCTGATTGAGCTGACGGGGGCCAATTCCTCGCGCGGCCTACAGTCGCGCACCCGGCGCGTCATCATGATGGACGAGGTCTCCGAGTTCCCGGCCGATGCCGGCGGGCGCGGCGACCCGGTGGCTCAGGCCGAGGCGCGCACCATCGCCTGGAAGGGCCGCGAGAAGATCGTGGAGGTATCCACCCCGGGTCTCGAAGGCGAATGCCGGATCACGGCCTCTTACGAGAAGGGCAGCAAGGGCCGCTTCATGGTGGCTTGTCCACAGTGCGGGCATCGTCAGGAGCTGCAATACGAGAACCTGAAGTGGGATGATGGCCGGCCGGAAGGCGCTTGGTACCTCTGCGAGGCCGACGGCTACCCGATCCAGCACAGCGAAAAGGCGGAGATGCTGCGCCGTGGCGAGTGGGTGCATGAGCGCCCGGAGCTGGTGGTGCTCCACGCCAGCTACCGCCTGAACTCGCTCTACAGCCCATTCGTCGGCTGGGACGAGGTCGCGCGGCAGGCGGAGAAGGTGCGCGACGACCCGACTCTGCTGAAGCCGTTCACGCAGCAGTGGCTGGGGCGGCCCTTCAAGCCGACCTTCGACGTGCCCAAGGCGGAGCTGCTGTGGGAGCGCCGAGAAGGCCGCAGTCCCCGGCGGGTACCACCTGGCGTGCTGTTCCTGGTGGGTGCCACGGACGTGCAGGGCGACCGTCTGGAATGGGCGCTCTATGGCTTCGATCGGCACTTCGGCATGTGGTGGATCGACGGCGGGGTGCTGGAAGGCGACCCGAACCTGCCGCAGGTCTGGAAGCAGCACGATGATCTGCTGGACCGCCGCTGGCCAGATGCCTGGGGGCGGCAATGCTGCCCGGTGAGCTGGGGTATCGACAGCGGCTATCTATCCCAGCAGGTCTATCGTTACGTCCAGCGCAACGGGCCGCGTGCCGAGCCTCGCGTCTTCGCGCTGGACGGTCGCGACAAGTGGGGCGAGCCGCCCATCGGCGCGCCTTCCACGCGCGACATCGACTACGAGGGGCGCAAGATTGGCGCCGTGCGCATCTGGCCGGTGGGCACATGGGACCTGAAGTCGGAGTTGGCCTCGGCGCTGCACCTGACGGTGAATGGCCCCGACTCTAATGGCGTCTGGCCCCAGGGTGCCATGCGCTTTCCGAGGGACGGTATTGACCTGGGCTTCTTTCAGCAGCTTACGGCGGAAGCCTGCATTGAGGTCGGCGTGCCCGGGCGCCAGATCAAACGCGAGTGGCGCAAGATCTCGGCGCGCAATGAGCAGTGGGATCTGGCGGTCTATGCCAGGGCCTTGGCGCGGCATGAAACAGTCGCCTTCACCGATGCCGAGTGGGATCAGCTGGCAGCGCAGAGGCAAGGCCCGCCGGACGCGCCGCAGCGCGACATGGCAGCCCTCTGGGCCCCGCCGTTGAAGGAGGCCGTCGCCGCCCCGGGCGAAGCGGTGGGGCCGCCCGTCACGCTCCCTGCGGCCGCACTGCCTGTGGTGGTGCCGCAGCCTCTGGCAGTGCCTCCAGCGCCCATCCCGCCGCCGGCGCCGCCGGTGGATGACTACTTCGAGCACCGCGACTGGTTCAGCCATCGCGAGGGAGGATATTTCTCATGACCGACCTGCCCAGCCCCGGCTTCACGGCGGCGGATGAAGCTGCGCTGCAGCGCGCCCTGGTGAACGCCGCGGTCAATCCGGTGCAGGAGGTGCGCTTCTCGGACGGCCGTCAGGTGAAGTATCGGACCCTGGAGGAGATCCGCATCGCTTTGAACACTGTGCGCGAGCTGCGCCTGGTGCCCACGGGCGATGTTCTGGAGCGGTGCGCCTTCGCCAGCTTCTCCCGCGACTGACCATGAACATCCTGGAACGCGCCATCCAGGCAGTGTCGCCTGGCTGGGCGCTGTCACGCGCCCGCACGCGTGTTGCGGCGGCCGCGATGACCGCATATGCCTCGGCCGAGACCGGCCGGCGCAATGGGGATTGGAAGGCCACCCGGCAGGGGCCGAACGAAATCATCGGCAGCAAGCTTGGTAAGCTGCAGGCCCGCTCGCACCAGCTGGTGCGCGATAATCCCTATGCCGATCGCGCCGTCTCGATCCTGACCGCCCATCGCGTCGGCGCCGGCATTACCGGGCGGGCGGACACCGGCAACGACTTCGCCGATGAAGCTGCCAATGAGCTGTGGCAGGAGTTTATCGAGGTCGCCGACCTGAGTAGCCCCGGCGGCTTCGGCGCGGTGCAGGAGATGGCGGCCCGGACCTGGGCTGAGGGTGGTGACGGGGTGGTGCGGATCGTCCGCTGCTCCGCCGCTGAGATGCGCGAACGGCGCTTGCCCGTTCCCTTCCAGCTGGAGGCGCTGGAATCTGAGATGATGGATGACTCCTCCCGGCCGTTGCCGGGCGGCGGCGCCATCGTCAATGGTGTGGAGCTGGACCGCCGCTGGCGCCGCGCAGGTTACTGGATGCGCCGGTCTTCTCTCGGAGGCGCCAGTGCCGAGGGGGCCAATCTGCTGGATCGCTGGGCGGTCGAGGACGTGATGCACGTCTACACCCGCAAGCGACCCTCGCAGATGCGCGGCGTGCCGATCTTCGCCGGGGTGGCAGAGCGCGCCTACAAGCTCGACGGTCTGGAAGACGCCGCGATGGACAAGGCGCGGATCGAGGCCTGTCTGGCCGCCTTCATCACCAGCCCGGCGCCGGTGTCACAGTCAGGTTTGATGAACAGCCTCAACCATGACGGCGGCGTACCGGTGGACCAAGTGCGGCAGTTCCGCCCCGGCATGATCGGACGCCTGCAGCCCGGTGAATCCGTCGAGGCGGTGCAGCCATCCGGGGAAGGTCAGTTCAGCGAGTTGGCGTTGCACTACCTGATGTCCATCGCGATCGGCACTGGCGTCACCTATGACCAGCTGACCGGCGACCTGCGGCAGGCCAACTTCAGCAGCCTGCGGGCCGGCAAGATCGAGTTCCGCAACACGCTGGAGCAGGATCACTGGATCCGCCTTATTCCGGTGCTGTGCCAGCCAGTGTGGAACGCGGTCATGGATGCAGGGGTCGCTCTTGGTCGCCTGCCTCCGCGCCGTGGTGGTTACCGGGCGCAGTGGATGCCGCCGGTGCAGCAGATGATCGATCCGGCGCGTGAGGTTCCAATGTTGCGGCTGATGCGCCGCATGGGACTGGCGACCTGGAGTCAGCAGACCATGGCCCAGGGCTGGGATCCAAAGCAGCAGGCGCACGAGATCGCGCGCGAGAACGAGTTGTTCGACGATCTCGGGCTGATCCTGGACGGCGACCCGCGCCGCACCAGCCTTGCTGGCGGAGCGCAGGACGCGAAGCAGAACGCCGCCATCGAGATCGGGGCGACTGGCGCGGCGTTGCCGCGTCAGGGCGACGGCGTCGAGCCGCAGGCGCTGGCCATGATGATTCGCGAGGTTGTGGCGTCGGCCATCGCGGATGAGTTCGATCTCCGCGAACTGTCGCGGGACCGTTGAAACCGAGAGGACCAAGCAATGCCACTGGATGCTGCGCAGCGCGAGGCGCTCGCTTTCGACCTGCCGCCGCTGTCGTCGCGGCGTGGGCTGATCAAGGCCACTGCCCTGGCGGACGCGCCGGCCGAGGTCGAACTCTATGGCGAGGTCGGCTGGGAAATCACCGCGCGCGGCGTGCGGGACGTTCTGAAGCCGCTGGCCGGCCGTGACATCACCCTGCGGGTCAACAGCCCCGGCGGCAATGTCTTCGAGGGCTTCGCCATCTATAACCTGCTTGCGCGCCATGACGGCCAGGTCACGCTGGTGGTCGAGGCCCTGGCCGCGAGCATCGCCGCCTTTTTCGCGATGGCGGCCAGCACCGTCGTCATGTCGCGTGCATCTTTCATGATGATCCATAATTCCAGCGGCCTGACGTTCGGCGATCGCAACGCGCATGCGGACACGCAGAAAGTGCTGGAGCGGATCGATGCGCTGCAGCGCCAGGTCTTCGCCGAGCGGTCGGGCCTCTCGGATGATGAGATCTCGGCCATGCTGGATGCCGAGACGTGGTTCACCGCCGAGGAGGCGGTGGAGCGCGGCTTCGCGGACAGGATCGAGGGTGACGCCATCGATCCTGTCGCCAAGGGCAGGCTGACCCCCCGGGCCGCCGCCTTGCTCTCCCAATTCGGCAAGCTGCCTACGCCCGTACAGGCCTGGGCCAGCGCCGTCTCCCCAACCACGCCGCCGGCGCCGCCGGCTGAACCGAAAGAGGCACCTATGCCCCAGGACAACCCGGCGCCGCAGCCGCCTGCCAACCCCACCTCGGCGCCGAACCCCGCGCCGGCCGCGCCGCCGGTGATCCCGCCGCAGGCCAAGGCCGCGCCGCCGGTGATCCCGCCGCAGGCCAAGGCCGCGTCGCTGGGCGACCTGAAGCAACTGGTGGCCCGCAGCAACGGCCGCCTCAACAGCGACTGGGTGGTGGCGCAGATGGAAGCCGGCGCCACGCTGGACCAGGCGCGCGATGCCATGATCGATGCCATGGCGGCGGCCCAGCCGCCTCGCGGCCAGCCTGGCGCGCCGGACGGTGGCCGCGACCCGGCCACGGCCTTCCAGGCGATGGCGGCGGCGCTGGCGGTGCGCGGCGGCGTCAAGCGGCCCGAGATCGTGGCGGCCGCCAAGCCTTACCAGGGCGCCACGCTGCGCGACCTGGCCTACGAGGCGCTGACCCTGCAGGGCCGCCGCCCGGCCAGCTGGGTGCAGCCGGATGAGCTGTTCCGCCATGCCTTCAGCGCCAGCGCAACGGTCGGCATGCACACCACCTCCGACTTCGCCCGCATGTTCAATGAGGCATCGGAGATCATTGTGCTGGGCGCCTATGAGGCGGCCTCCAGCGAATGGCGCAAGGTGGCGCGTACCTTCAACGTCGATGACTTCAAGGAAAAGCCGATCGGTGGCGGCTGGGATGTCGATGACCTGGAGCTGGTGACCGAACACGGCGAGATCACCTACGGCACCATTTCCCGCGCGCTGGGCAAGGTGAAGATGCAGACCTTCGCCAAGGGCTTCGCCTTCTCCCGCCAGGCCATCATCAACAACGACCTGGAAGAGTTCACCGGTCAGTCCGCGGCATACGGCCAGATGGTCGCCCGCAGCCTCTCCGGCCGCGTCTGGCGCATTTTCCGTGAGGGTGGCAGCACCATTCTGATGCCGGATGGCAAGCCGCTCTTCCATGCCGACCATGGCAACCTGGCGGCCTCGGGTGGGCCGATTGACGAGACCACGCTGGCCGCCGCCGAAATGGCGCTGATGAAGCAGGCATCGGTGCCCGGCAAGCCACTCGGCATCGTCGCCAAGCGCCTGGTCGTCGGCATCGGCCGGCGGCACGAGGCGCTGCGCTTTGTGGCGCAGGAGAAGTTCCAGGACGGTGCGCGTAACCTCTATTTCGGCATGGAGGTGGTCTACGAACCCACCTTCCCGGAAAAGGGCTGGGCTTTGATCGCCGATCCTGATGTGCGGCCGGTGATCGCGGTGCCGTTGCTGGGCGGCCGCGAGACGCCGATGGTCGATACCGAAGCCTCCTTCGAGACCTACGGCGTCAAGGTGCGCATCGGCCTCGATTACGAGGCGACGCCCATCGACTGGAACGGCATCTACTTCAATCCCGGCCCGGCGTAAGGCTCGCCGCCGCCTCTCTCCGCAACCGCAGGGCCCCAGCCGGGGCCCTTTTCTTTTGTCCCTGGAGGGACTTCCAGATGCGCAACTTCGTCCAGGTCGGCGAGCAGCTCACGGGTCCTGCGCCGGCCGATACCCTTTCTGGCGCCGGGCTGATCGTCGGCGATGTTTTCGGCGTCGCCACCCATGATGCCTTGCTGGGCCAGCCGCTGACGCTCCGCCTGGTGGGGGTCATCAATCTGCCGAAGGCCACCGGCGCCATCGGGTGGTTGGCCAAGGTCTATTGGGATGCGGCCAATGCGCGCGTCACCACCACGGCCAGCGGCAACAAGCTGATCGGCGCGGCCGCTGCGGCCGCCGCCGCCGATGCCACGCGTGTCAATGTCCGCCTCAATGGCGTGACCATCTAAGCCATCCGCCATGGACCCCTTCCAGGCGGCAGCCCAGGCGCTGGTGCGGGCGCCAGGGGTCAGCGTCATGGTCAGCTACCGGCCGGGAGGCCGAGGGGTGCCCTTCGACATCCCGGCCATCTTCGATCAGGCGGATGACAGCGCCGGCGGCAGTCGAGGCCGCACACTGCGCCGCCGGCGGATCGTGGTGGCGCGCGCGGATCTCGGTGCGACGGGAGAGCCCGAGCGCGACGATCTTGTCGGCTTCCAGGATGAGGGCGGCTGGTCCGTGGCCAATGTCGAGGCCGATAGCTCAGGCGCATCCTACACGCTGACGCTGACGCGCCAGGACTGAACAGCGGCTCGCGCCGCAGAGGAGAGGCAGCATGCCCACCGACAAGACCGCTCAGGAGGTCGCGGGTACCGCCCCGGCCCCCGTCACCACGCCCATCGCCGAGACGCCCTTGCCGGAGCCAGAGCAGGCTGACCTGGCGCCGCTGCGCCAGGTGCTGGCCACCAAGACCATCCCGCGCGAGGTTGGCACCGACATCGCGCCAGGCCAGCTGGTCTGGTTGCCGAAGGAGATCGCGGCGGCCGAGATCAAGGCCGGGCGCGCGACCGACCCGGGCAAGGCCAAGGGCGGCGCCTGATGGCGCGCCACCCGCTGCGCGAGGTGGTCTATGGGGCGCTGGACCAAGTGGTGCGCGGCGCCTTCCCTGAGATGTCCCGCGACCAGGTGGAGCGCAACCGCGTCGACGACATCGGGCCGAAGGAACCGCACCCGCGCTTCCGGCTCTTCGACGGCGACCAAGCGCCCACGGATGAGGCTGGCCCGCCGGAGATCACCTACCTCTTCGCCTGGGATGCCGAAGGCAACATCCAGGTGGAGAACTCCGCCGATCTGGGCCCTGCCCTGAACGCGATGCACGCGCGCCTCGTCGAGGCGGTCGCGCCGGGCGAACCCATTGTGGTGCCGCTGGCGGAAGGCGCGCTGGAGTTGTGGCTGGAGGAATCCGATCTGCGGATCGAGATGTTCGGCGCCGGCGACACCGAGATCCCCACCGGCGTCTTCACCGCCGGCTTCACCTTCCGCGTGACCGTCAACCGCGGCGAGGTCTTCGTGGAAACGGCCGACTAGCGCCGTGCCCTGACACCCCATTCCAGGGCGCCGCGTGGCGCCTTTTTGATTCCAGCACCAGGAGGGAAGGCCCGATGGCCGAGACCATTCGCCTCGCCTTGACCGCCATCGCGGTCAAGGCCGAGACCACTGCCGGCGTGGATGCTTTCGGCGGCAGCACCCCTGCCCTGTCGGACTTCATCGCCGCGAGCGCCTCATTCGAGCTGCCGCAGCAGACCGTGGCCGACGATTCCGCCACGGGCAGCTTCGACATCAACGCCCCCATCCCCACGGGCATCCGGCCTGCCATCAGCCTGAACTTCCGCATGCGCGGCCCAGGCACGCCGGGGAATGCGCCGGAATGGGGTAAGCTGCTGCAGGCGGCGCGCTTCGAGGAGGTGTTGCAGGCAGCGGCGGTGGGTGCCCCCACGGCCGCCACAGCGGGCACTGCCGACAGCCTGACGCTCGGCACCCCCTTCGTGGCGACGCCGCAGGTCTATCGCGGCATGCCGCTGGTGCTCTCCGGCAATCCGGCCACGGCCGAGACGATGCTGGTGCTGGACTATACCTCCGGCCGCGTCGCTAAGGTGCCGAAGGCCTATAATCCGGTCCTCAGCACCGCCACGATGGCGCAGATCCCGGTCAATGCCCTGTACCGGCTGACCGATGATCCGGACATGATCCGGCCGGTGACGATCTACGGCTACCGGGGCGGGCAGCTCTGGAAGTTCGTGGGCTGCGTCGGCAGCCCCTCGATCGCGCTGCAGGCCGCGCAGCCCGGCACCATGACGCTGGCGATGCGCGGGCAGCTTGCCGCCGACCCGGTGATCGCCTCGCCGCCGGCCGGCTGGAACAACATCACGCGGCAGCAGCCGCCGATCTGGGCGCGTGGCCTGTCCCGCCTCGACGGCGCCCTGGCCCGCTGTGCCAGCTACAGCTGGAACAGCAACACGGCTATGAGCGAGGGCGAGAATCCCGAGGCGCGTGAAGGCTTCGACGCACCGGAGATCACCGGCGCCGCCCCGCGCATCGATATCGATCCGTTCAGCAGCACCTTGCTCAGCAACGGCCGCTTCTCGAAGCTCCGCACCGGCGACACCGCCAGTTTCGCGGCGATGCTGGGCACGGTGCCTGGAAACCGGATCGGCATCACGCATCCCAGCAACCGCGTGACCGGCTTCGGCCTCGGCGCGCGCGGCGAAAAGGGCGTGGACCAGATCCAGCTGACCCCCTTGGTGCCCGGCCAGGGCACCTTCATCACTGTCTTCTGAGAGCGCCCCCAGCATGGATGTCATCACTCACGCCGGTTTCTGCGTGACCAAGCAGTACGGTGACCGCAAGTACGTCTTGCGCGCGCCCACCTTCGGCGAAGTCGGCGGTCTGCTGGAGGAAGGGCTGGGGCGGCTGGAGCCGGTGCCGGCTGTGATCAATGAGCGGCTGCGCGAGGCGCTGACGACGGCTGGCCATGCGGACAAGGTCGCCGTGATCGATGCCTTCGAGGAGGCGGAAGACACTCTCCTGGCCCTGCTGGAGACCTTGGACAAGGACGAGAGCAAGGACCAGGTGGTCGAGGCGAACATCGCCTATCGCAAGGCCAAGCGGCAGCGCGCCGTGGTCGAGGCGCTGGTGGCCGATGATGCGAGCCTGAAGGCCATTCGCCTGGACCGCGAGCGCACCTCGCGGGAGCAGATCCTGGCCACGCTGGCGCTGATGCTGTGCGGCTGGGAAGGCCCTGCCCTGCCGGCCTTCAGCGCCAGCGCCATCACGCCGGACTACATCAACAAGACGCTGCCCGGCTGCGATGTCCTGGCTCTGTCGGAGGTGGCCCGGGATCTGCGCTCGCCCTCCAAGGTGGCGGAGGGAAACTCCGCGCCGCCTACGCCGTAAGCGCCGCCCGGCGAGGCGACTACCCCAATACCGCGCGGCGGCCGGAGGGCGGCCGCTGGCCGGCCGGTGGGACGAGCTGGCGCATCAATCCGCGCTTCGCGGTTCCCGCGGGCTTCTACCACATCGTGCGCCTCTGGCGGCGGTGCCAGTCCGGCATGGGTGGCTATGCCCAGCTGCCGGAGCCGGGCGGCATCAACGCCCAGCCTGCCTGGCTGATGGCGGCCTTTGACATCCTCAACGCCGCCGAGGCGGAGGCGCGGAAGAGCCGCCAGGACGAGGACAGGGGAGCGCAGATATGAGCTACAGCACCAGCCGCATCCGCACGGTGGTAACGGTCGGCGACAACCTGCGCCCGGTGCTGGCGGAGGGTGTCGGCGAGTATGCCGATCAGCTGCGCGCGGTGATGAACCGCGTGGGCGAACGGCTACAGGGGGATCTCCGCGGCCAGGTCCGCGCGGCCAATCTGGGCATGGGCCTAGAGAAGGCGTGGCAGCAGCGCACCTATCCGGCGCGGGGGCGGTCGCTGCGGCCGGCCGCGTTGGTCTACTCCAAGAGCACCGTCCTGCATGATGCCTATGATGCCGGCCCCGCAGTGCTGCCCCGGCGCGGCCGGTTCCTGGTCATCGCGCTGCCCCGCGCGGTCGAGCTGGGCTACGGGCACACCGAGATCAGCCGCAAGGGCGGGCGGGTGCCGGCGGGCCAGAAGCGGCGCTACTCCATGCTGGCTAAGGCGTCGCGCGAGCTGAAGGCGAAGATCGTCTCCAGCAAGCCGGGCCTGAAGGGCAAGCGGAAGCGCCAGCGCGGCTTCAAGCCCTACATCCTGCTGGTCCCCAGCAAGCGCAGCCGCGCCAACCTGGTCGCCCTCTACTTCGCCAAGGAAGACAGCAAAGGCGAGCCGCTGTTCAGCCTGGTGCGTGCCACCCGCGTGCAAAAGCGGTTGGACATCGATGCCGCCGCCAAGCGCGCGGAGGCCGATCTCGCCTCGGAACTCAACCGTATCGGAGACTGATTCATGTCCGGCACCCGCTCCGTCGGCGTCCGTATCGAGGCGAACGCAAAGCAGGCCGGCGCCGAGATCGAGCAATTTGCCACCACTGCCGAAGCAGGGCTGGCGCGGGTCGGCGCTGCCGGGGAGCGGGCGGCGGCCGGCACTGAGTCGCAGAGCCGGTCCCTGCGTGGCGTTGCGGCGTCGCTGGACCGTGTCACGGCCTCGGTCAACCCGATCGAAGCCGCTTACCAGAAGTGGAGCCGCGCGCAGGAGGTGGTGAGCAGCGCCCAGGCCAAGGGCGTCACCGTCACCGAGACGCATCTGCGCGCGGTCGAGAACCTGCAGGCGCAGTATCAGCGCCTCGCGGTGCAGGTCGGCGGCACCGAGGGTGCCTCGCGCCACCTCACGGGCATGGCCACGGCCAATGACAATGCCGCCGGCAGCGCCAGCAAGCTGGCGTCCAACATCCAGAATGCATCGTTCCAGATCGGCGACTTCGCTGTGCAGGTGGCCTCGGGGCAGTCCTATGTGACTGCCCTGGCGCAGCAGCTGCCGCAGTTGCTGGGCAGCTTCGGCATGATCGGTGCCGTGTCCGGCGCGGCGGTCGCCATTGGCGCCGTGGCCTATCGCTTCGCCGAGACGGCCATCAACGGCCGCGACCTGGCGTCAGTGCTGAAGGATGTGGAAGCGTCCTCCAAGGCCCTCGATGCCGCCGCCCGCATTCGCTTCGAAAGCCTGGAAGGCGAGGCGGAGCGCGTCGAGCGTCTGACCGATTACTACCGGCGTCTGACGGATGTTCAGCTTGCCGGTGAGCGGGCCTCGCTGGCCCGCGAACAGGGCGACCTGCGCAAGGCCAGCGACAAGCTCTTCTCCGATGTGAGCGGCGAGCTGCGGCGCGCGTCGGTCGCCAACGTGGGCGGTGAGCTGAGCCTGCAGCTGACCGATGCGTCGGTGGTCCGTGATGCTCTGGCCTCCATGGCCCAGCTACGCGATCCGCTGAACCAAACTCGCGAGGCGGTCAGCGGAGTCATCGGCGAGCTGTCGCGGATGATCGAGGCCAACCCGGCTCTGAAGGGCACGATCGAGCCGTTGATCGTCGCGCTGGACAAGAACCGGCAATCCTTTGTCGAGAATGGCGAGGCGGCTCGGGCCCTGGCCGAGCGGGCTCGCCTGATCGAGCAAGCCACGCCTGGCGCGACGGGTGGCATCAATGGCCTTGGCTCGGCGTCCGGCACGGCGGCGGGGCAGGTTGACACCCTGGCGGGTGCCGCTGGCCGGCTGTCCGCCAAGCTGGGCGATCTGAAGGCGGCAGGCGAGCGGGCGCGCCAGGCGCCGGGCGAGGCGCTGAGCAACGCCCAGGCGCTGCTGGCGACGTTGGAGAAGTCGGGTACCAAGGCCGCCGAGGCCTTGCAGCGCCAGCAGCAGGCGGCGGGTACGCTGCAGCAGCGGGTGGAAGCCCAGCTGGAAAGCGAGGTCAAGAACCGGCGTGCCGTGCTGGAGGCCCAGGCGCAGCAGCTGCAGATGGATGGAAAGGTGGAGGAGGCTAAGAGTCTTCTCGCCGACCGTGACGCCGAGCTGGCGAAGCTGCGTGCTGACCGCGAGCCGGTGGTGCGCCAGCAGATGCAGGAGACTGATACCCTCCTGCAGACCATCGCCTCGCGTCGGGAGGAGATCCGGGACCGGGAAGCCGCGGCGGACCGTGCCGCATCCAGGGCGCGGACTGAATCGCTTCGGGCGGAACGGGATGCCGCCAACGATACCCTGAAGATCTACGACCGCCTCCAGCGCGATGGTCGCACCGGTCTGCTCTACGGCACGGCCAGTGATGACAATATGGCGCGCGAGATCCAGCGCGCATTGAAAGGGTCCGCGCTGGATCCTGATGAACGAAAGAAGGCCCTCGATAAAATCGAGAGGGATAGCAAGGCTTCCCAGGATCGCCAGCAGGCGCAGATTGAGCGCTCAACCGACAACATCGTTGATTACGCCTCTGACAGTTTCGCCGACATGTTCGATCAGAACGGGCGCGGCTGGGAGGGTATGCTGGATACCTTCGAGTCCACTGCGCGGCGGACGTTTTCCAGGATTGCCGCCGAAGCAATCATTCGGCCGATCATCACGCCGATCGTTACCGGTGTCCTCGGTTCCGCTGGTCAGATTGACGCGACTGGAAGTGCGTCTGGATCAGGTGGTTCACTTGGCATGCTCTCCGGCGTATCCAAGTACACCGATGCTGCTGGTAGCGCGTTCAAGAGCTTCATGGGTACTGGGCCGTCCCAGACAGGATTTGCCTATCTAGACGATGTCCTGAACACGCCGCTCTACAATACTTCCTCCGGCTTCAATGCGGCCGGTGGTGCGGGCGAGGCCATGTACGGCCCCTATTCGGCCGCTAATCCGGCCGGCGGTGTGTCCGTTGGTGGCGCTATCGGTGGCGCTGCCGGCATCGCGGGCGGCATCTACGGTATCTACAGCGGCATTCAGACGGGTGGCGCGAAGGGCTGGGCGCAAGGCGTTAGTGGCACGGCGGGTGTCATTGCCGGCGGTACCGCGCTGGCAGGCGGCTCCGCCGCCGTGGCCGGTGGTGCTGCGGCGGCTGGCCTTGGTGCGGGGGCCTCGGCGGCTTTGGGCGCCATTGCCGCTGCGGCGCCTTATGTCGCCGTGATCGCCGCCATCGCGGCCATGTTCCTGAGCGGCCAGAAGCCCAGCGACATGACCGGCGTGTATCGCTCGAACCTCCACACGGGCACTTCGGAGGTCGATGGTCTTTCCGGCGACCGGTACAGCCAGGACAACCGCGACCTCGCCGCGCAGATCGGCGGCCAGGTCAATTCGCTGGCCGACAGCCTGAAGGCTTCGTTGGGCGTCTCGGAGATCCCGTATAATTTCGAGATCAAGGCGGGGAACCGGGACGGCATCGCCGCGCTGTATGGCCCTGGCGGTGGCACCTGGCACGAGTACGAGCGCAACGATGCTTCCGCCGCGCAGCTGGTCCAGGACATGGCCCAGTCGCTGATTGACAGCATGAAGGGGCTGGCGAGCTCCGAGGTGCAGTCGGTCATTGCCCATAGCTCCGGTGTGGATGCGACTCTGGCGAACCTCGACTGGTACAATGGCACGTACAAGACGATGATCGCTGAGAGCGTCACGCCGACTGCGGCCTTTGTGCAGCAGGTCAACGCTCTGGCGGCGCCCATTGATCAGGCGATCGCCAAGGCGAAAGAGCTGGGGCTGAACGAGGAGGCTCTGAATGGCGTCCGCGCGAAGGCGGTGCAGACGCTGATTGACCAGAGATCGGCAACGCTTTCCTCGATCACCGCGACTGACAGTCAACGCCAGGCGCTCGCCTCCGGCGTTTCGGAACTGGTGTTGCAGATCCAGAACTTCTCCGTCGCTGCGCAGGCGGAAGTGAAAACCCTGGATGACCAGCTGCGCGACCTGGATATCCAGCCCGAGGCGCGCGCCAGCTTCACGTCGGATCGCTGGAAGACCCTGGACGCGGAATACAACGCTCTGGTGCGGCGGCGCGACGCGGCCACCACGGCCAGCAGCAACTCGCTGTGGGACCGATTCCAGTCAGCCAGCGGCAATGGCGGCACCTTGGAGGGCGCGCTGTGGGACCAGGAACGGCGGGCCAATGCCGAGCGCATCTCGGCGGCCAGCGACGGGGTCACCGACATGGTGATGCTGGAGAAGACGCTTGCCGAGGAGCGGGCGGCCATCATCCGCAAGTTCGGTGAGCAGGCGACGGCGGCGGAGCAGGAGCGGCAGCAGACGGCCCTGAATGCCGAGCTGCAAGGCCTGCAGGCGTTGCAGTCGCAAGCGGGGATCCTGGCCGGCTTCCTGGACAGTCAGGCTCTGTCGGGCCCGGGTGTCTCGCCGGAGCAGGCGTTCCTGGAGGCGCAGCGTCAGTATGACGATGCGCTGAGTGCTGCCCGGAATGGTGGCGACCTGTCGGCCTATACCTCGGCCGCCAATACGCTGATCTCCACCAGCAGCGACTATTACGGCGTCAGCCCGCAGATGACCGCGCTCCGCGACATGGTGCTCAGCACCACGCGCGGGCTCGGTACCAGCCTGGATCTGCCGGGTTTCTCGGACAACTTCGCAGCGGGATTGGAGCGGGTCATGACGCCAAACACCGATGCGGTCACCGCCCTGACGCAGGAGGTGACCGATCTGCGGGAGGAGCTGCGCAGCATGCGGGTGCGGACATGAGCGGCTTCGCGCCCAGCTGCGCAGCGCCGTCGGCAGCGCTGTGGCCAGCCTCAACGGCAGGCGTTGCCAGCGGCGCAGTCCGCGTGTCGGACCTGCCGTCGCGGGAGGCTGTCTGGGCAGTGGAGATCACGGCGCCGGGCCCGTCTGGTCAGGCCCGGCCGGCGCCGTTCGGCATGATCTCCGGCATGCCGTCGCTGACCTTGTCCTTGCCGCCGGACCCGCTTGCGCCAGGAGACGGCGCCATCGTGGTGACGGACCGCGACTGGATCGGTGAACCGGACGATCCCGACGCGCCGAACGTCCGCTGGCCCAGCCGATTGCTGGAGCCGCCGGTCTTGGAGTTGGGTATGCCCATCTACCCGACCGAGGGGAGGCGCACGGAAATCACCGCCGGTGAATTGCTGCTGGCCAACGCCGATGGCGCGCTGGATGGCCTGCGCGGCGCCTGGCGCTTGGCCGGGCGCAAGGTGGTCATCTCCCGTGGGCCGCTGCGCCGGCCGGTGCATGCCCGCCGGGCCGAGTTCGGCCGGGTGGCGGAGATGCGGGTACGGCGGGCACCAGACGGCGCCGGGCGTCTTCGGCTGACGCTGACCAGCGGAGCAGCCGACCTCTCTGTTCCGGCGAATAACCTCTATGCCGGCACCGGCGGTGTGGAGGGGCCGCAGAGCCTGACCGGACAGGCCAAGCCGCGCCTCTATGGGATCCGCCGGGCGATGGCGCCCGTGCTGGTGGATGCGGGGCGGCTAATCTACCAGGTCAGCGACGGTGGGCTGCAGGAAGTGCTGTCGGTCAGCAACCAGGGGGTTCCTTGGACGCCGCTGGGCGATCTGGGCGGCTATGGCGCCCTGGAGGCAGCGACGGTGCCGGCTACCAGCTACTACACCTGTCTCGCGAGTGGCCATATCCGCCTTGGGTCCACGTCCTCCGCGCTGAGCGTCGCCGCGCGCGGTGACCCGCTCGCCGGCAGCGGAACCTATCGCGGCGGCACCGCCGCCAGCATCGCCATCGCGCTGCTGACCGGTCCGGGTGGCGTCGCTGTGGATCAGGCGCCTGACTGGGCTTTCAGTTCGTGGCCGGGCGGCGAGTGCGGCCTGCTGGTGGCTGGTGGCACTGTTGCTGATGCCATGGAGCGGCTGGCGGCAGGGGTCGGCGCCTCCTGGGGTGCTGACGCGTTCGGTCGTTGGTACGGCCGGGCGCTGGTGGCGCCAGAGGCTCAGGGGCCCAGCTTGGCGCTGGAGCCTTGGATGCTCAGGGCGCCGCCAGAGCCTGCCGTGCAGGATCAGCCGCCCTGGTGGCGCGCTCGGGTCACCTATCAGGGGCGTGACGTGGTGCTGAGTGGGCAGGACATCGCGCCATCCGTTGCGGCGGCGGAGCGCGACCTGTTGGGACAGGCGAGCCTCATGGCGCCGCCGGTGCTGGGCGCGGCGCAAAATCTCTACCCGATGGCTCTCGACGGGTCGGTGCTGGACAGCGTCTTTGATCAGGTCGGTCCCGCGGAGGCGCTGGCAGGTAGCCTCATGGCGCTCTTCGGGGTGCCTCGCGAGGCATGGCGGGTGCAGATCGGTGCGGGCGCGGCCGGCGTAGCGCCGCAGATGCTGATGCCTGGCACCGTGGTGAGTCTGACCTGGCCGGGGATCCTGTCCCTGGCGCAACCGAAGCCGATGCTGGTGCGAGATGTCAGCAGCGTCGGCGACCGCATGACACTGACACTCTGGGGGTAAGGCATGGCGACTATCGCGTCAGCGATCATCGCGCCGGCCGCATGGAATCAAGTCGAGAGATCGTCGGCCTCGCTGCAGACTAACAGCGAGGTGGCGGGACTTGGCCTGCGCTCCATGCTGACGCCGCAAATCTCCGATGTCTGGCGGCTGGCGCCGGCGGCTGTGGGGCAGGTTGTCCTGATGGTGGATGTCGGACTCGACACGGTGGCGCAGCTGGTGCTCCTGGCTGCGCCACGGGACGGCGTGTTGCCGCTGACCGGCAGCACCTGGCGGATCGTCTGTTCCAGAACGGACGGCACTCAGGTCTACGACAGCGGCGCGCTGCCGCTGGAGCCGGTCCCGCGCGCTCTCTGGCCGCATGTGCTGCCGCAGCCGGTGACGGCCCGGTACTGGCGCATCACCTTCGACTTCGCGGCTGGGCAGCCGTACGCGCAGTTCGGACGCCTGCTGATACAGCCGGCGCTCGTGACCACACGCGCGATTTCCTATGGCCAGCAGCGCGGGGTGGTGGATGCCGGCAGCAATGAGCGCTCGGCCTACTCCGGCGTGCGCTATGCCACGCGAGGTGCACGCTTTCGGCAGCCGTCCTGGACGCTGCCGCGCCTGACCACAGCCGAAGCAGAAACGTTGGAAGACATCGCGCTTGCTGCGGGCACCACCGGGCAGGTCTTCGCAGCGCCGTCCCTGCAGGCGCTGCAGCGTGACGGGGTACTAGGTCCATTTCGGAGCCCGCCGATGCCCAGGCGCATCACACACTTGTACTGGTCGGCTGAGATCGCTCAGGAGGAGGACTGCTAGTGGGCACACCAATTATGCATGGCGACCGGGTGCTGGTGCAGACGATCACTCCAGGCACTGGCACCTATCAGCTCGGCGTCGCTCTGGACGGATTCCTGACTATGGCGCAGGCGGGTATCACGTCTGGCTCGCGTGTCAGCTACTGCGTCCAGGACAGCCTTACCGAGCCGACGCAGTTCGAGATCGGCGAGGGCATCTACACGTCGGGAACGCCGGCGACGCTCAGCCGGGTGCAGGTTCTCCGCACCCATGGCGGCGGCAGCAGCGCGGTGAACTGGGGCGTCGGCACGCGGTACGTGTTCCTGGCGGTCAACGCGAAGCGCCTGGCGATCTTGGACACCGATGGCCTCTTGCCGAACAGCATTGTTCCGCAGGCGCTGATGAGCCAGGTGTTCTCCGGCGGGACCTTCTCGGTTCCGCACAACACGAGCTTCAACGCCCCTTGGAACCAGATGGGGGTCAACTCGCTTGGCGCGCAGCCGGGCGCAAACCCGGCCTATGCGTTGGTTCCGCCCACCGCTGGGCTCTATCGTGCCGCCCTCTGCATCACCTTTGGTCCCAGCACGGTCGGGCAGCGCCTCGCGGAGATCATCATCGGCGGCGTTACGCGCGCCCGCGTGCGCTCTCCGTCCTCTACCGGCATCGTGGATCTGGTCTGCGCGTGGGAGGGACCGATGGAGGCTGGACAGAACGTGCAGACTTTCCTCTACCAGGACAGCGGTGCGGCACTGGCTTGCGGCGGCACGACGCAGAGCAGCTTCACGCTGACGCGGCTATGACAACAGCATCGGTCGTAGTGAGCAGCAACGCCGACCTGCCGCGCATCGCGGCGTTGGCTGGGAACCCTGCACCCGACGCGCGGCGCTATGAGAGGGATCGGCTCTATGTCGCGGGCGTCACACAGGCGGCGCTGAATGCCGCGCTGGCCGAGGTCGGCGACGGTGCATCGACGCGGCAGCCCGTGCCCGAGAGCGTCACGCCGCTACAAGCCCGCAAGGCGCTGCGTGCCGCCGGCCTGCTGCAGCAGGTCGAGGAGGCCATCGCCGCGGCCGGCGAGGAGGCGCAGGAAGAGTGGGACTTCGCGCTGGAAGTGCGGCGTGATCATGCGCTGCTGAACACCATCGCCACTGATCTCAACCTGGATAGCGAGGGCATCGACGGCCTGTTCCGGTCCGCCGTCCTCCTCTGATCCACCCTGACAATTCGGAGTTTTGCCATGTCGAGTGCTCTCGGCGTGATCCTGGAGCCGCGCCTTGGCGCCAGGACAAGCGAGCGTGTGCACGCCAAGTTTGTGGGGTCGGATGTCGCGGTTTGGTTTGACGTACGCGACCAGATCACGGGTGAGTTGGTGTCGGGCGCCACGGGCGCTTCGGCCTTCTACTGGCTGCCGAGCACCGTCGAGGATGAGTCGGCCGGCCAGCCACTGATGCCGATCGAGGTGACGCCGGGCACCTGGCTCGTGTGGGTTCCGGCCACCATCCCGGGGGCTTATGCCGTCTGGGTCAGCATCACCGGCCCGGTGCAGCAGACCGCCGACATTGTCTTCATCGCCTCCTCGCGGGGCGGCGTTTCGTTGGCGGCCGATGGCACGATCCCCTACGGGACGATCCAGGCTGCCGCCGCAGCCATGTCGCTCAGCGTCGCGCAGGCCGAGTCCAGGCGGGTTGGTCTGGTGGCCGGCGAAGAGGGTGCCAGGCCCTATGCCGAGGCTGCGGCTGGGAGCGCAATGCTCGCGCTCGATGCCACGGATCTAGCGCGGGATCACGAACTGGCGGCGAAGGGGGCGCGCGGGGCGGCCGAGACGGCGCGGGACACCGCGCAGCAGGCGGCGAATACGACCAGCGCCAAGGTGGCAGAGGCGCAGAAGGCCGCTGACGATGCCACGGCGGCCCTCTCCCTCACGGACAGCTACGACACGCGCGTCGATATTGAGGCGAAGAAGGGTGACTACGCGGAGAACAAGTCGGTCCAGGTCATCGGCGACCCGAACCCGGCGCTGAACGGCATCTGGACCAAGCGGAATGGCGCCTGGGTGCAGACCAGCAGCCTGACAGTGGCGGCTATCGGCACGGGCCTGGCGGCGACGCAAGGCCGCGTGAAGTCCGTCATTGACCTGCCGCCAATCAACGTGGGCGGGCGCATGCTGCAGCCCACGCGGGTCAACACGGACCGGACGGTGCTGGACGGCGTGTGGACCGACACCGGGGAGCCCATGCGGCCATCCGCGACGGTCCAGCAGGTCCAGGCGGTCGAGACGCGCACCGGTGGCATTCGACAGCTACCGGCCATCACCGTGAATGGGCGTCCTTTCCAGCCGCTCACTGTGGCCGTGCCCAGCCGACGCGTGTTGCGCGGCTTCTATGCCGATACCGGGGAGGCCTTCCCGCCGGTCGCCGGCGGCATCAGTTCCCTGCGCCCTGAGATGGTGGCGCAGGTCGTGTCCGCGACCGAGATCCGATTGCACGCGAAGGGGCAGATCGCCAACTCCGGGAAGTACGTTGCGTACATCATCAAGAATGTGGTCAATGCCGCCAAGAACTCGGATGTCTGGCGCGTCCACAATATCTACGAGAGCACCATCGGCGGCGATGGAAATTTCCTGCTCGGCCAGGAAATCTTCATCGAGGGCGAGCAGGAGTGTGCGCTTCAGGCGCAGGGCTGGGCGAATTTTGTCGGGGGCTCGAACCACGGCAACGAGCAGCAGCTTTCCTTCCTTGCCATGGCTGACGGGGTGCCGATCACCATCAGCCCGGGGCAGCGCCTCGAATGCCGGCGCTTCGAGATGTTCCAGCGGTCGGCCGGCTGGCGCCCTGGGTCAACCACCGAGACCACATGGGTGCCCAAGGGTGATCAGGTCTACGACCTGCTGCGGCGCTGGGAATTCACCCGCGATGACGGCGGCGTGCGCTGGGTGCTCTCCAACCGCGTCACGCATCTGGTCGGGTTGACCTATCCGGGCGGCGCTGTCGGCGCCTACCTCGCCATGGCTTGCGTCGCCCGCACCCACAGCAATGGCACGGTGATCAGCAACGCGGCCACTCGTGACGATCGCTTCTGGCAGATTGAAGATATCAGCCAGGATGGCTTCGCGCAGATCACCACTCAGGCCGGCGACGCGAAGCTTTGGGGGCCAGCAGGCTACGCGCTGGAGATGCGCTGGCTGAAGGGCTGGGACAAGCCAAACCGGCGCTTCTACGTCTCCAGCCGCGTCGGCATGAACAAGCTCTACTGGGATTTCGTCGGTGCCTACACCGCCCCGCAAGGCGACGTTTGGGATGCCGCGGTCGAATACCTCCTGACAACCCGAAACTGAAAGGGCGGCACATGCCTGCTGTCACTGTGGTGGACGTGACCGTCACCGATACGACCCTTCCGAAAGTGCCGGCCTCGCTGATGCCGGATTACCCCGATTATGAGCAGACCTCGACCGAGCACTGGCTGTTCGACAAGGGCAGCAGCGCGGGGTTGATCGGCACCAAGTCCGGGCTGGTGCTGACACCGACCGGCTTGGCGCCCACATTTCCTGGCGCCTACCTGACGCTGCCGGGCGGCGGCCTGCGAGGACTGATCACGCCATGGGATGATGACGACGCGGCTGGCACCGACTGCTTCGTCATGCGCTACCCGGCAGCGACCAGCGCGCAGACGCTCATCCTGGCCTCTGACACCGGTACCACCGCAGCGGGCGGCGAGTTCTTCTACCTCTCCGACCTGGAGCGCCTGGCGTGCAGCGTGCGGGGCTACTCAGCGCAGGCAACCACGGCAGCCGGCTCCATGCCTGCGGCGACTTGGTTGTTCGTAGCGAATAGGCGGGTCCCTGGCACGCGAACGGTGTACCGGGGCGTTGATGGGGCGAGTTTCATATCCGCGACGACCACAGGCACGAAGACCATCGCAACGCCGATGCGCAAGCGGGTCATCGGCAATGCTTACCGCAACGCCGCCGGCTATATCGAGAACCCGCTCGACTTGGCCGAAGCCATCTTCTTCCCAGACGCCAAAGATGATGCCGCGCTGCTGGCAATCTACCTCCGCTCGAAGGAGCGGATGGCAGATCGCGGGCTGGTGCTGGCATGACCGCGCGCCGCGACGGCCAGCCTGGGCTGGCAGCCGAAATCCTCCGGCTGCGAGCGGGCCTGCTCGAAGTCGCGCAGGTTGATCTGGCTGATGTACCCGCACATCTGACCGGCCTGTTCCTGACCATCGCCGACGGCGGCAGGTCGGCTGAGCATGCCAGTCTGGAGGAAGAGCACGATTGGCTCCTGCGGCACCTCGCCAAGGTGTCTCAGCTTTCCTCGGACGATCTTCGCGAGGCGGATCAGTGGATCATCGAACGGGCTCGCGATCTCTACGCGAGTGGCACGGCATGACCGCCATCCGCCGCATCTGGTCAGGAAGGGGCTAGAACCATGCCGCTGCGGTCGATCCCGCCGACGCAAGATACCTTCAGCCGCGCTGAGGTGGAGGCGCTGATCACGGCGGAGCGCGCCAGCCAGCAAAGCCATGATACCAAAAACCATCAGCAGGCGTTGTCGAGTTCCGACATGCTGGCGGCCAAGATCACGGCGGCGCTCGCCCCGCACATGTCCAAGCCTGAGACTAAAGCCGACGTTCCGGTGGGGCTGAAAATCGTCGGCGCGCTGGGCGGTGCGGTGCTGACTGGCTGCGGTGTCCTCGCAATCATCTGGAATATCGCGATCGGGCCGGTGAACACCAGGCTGGATGCTCTGGAGAAGGGCGATGTGGCGCAGGGCACCGCGATCGCGGCGCAGGGCACGCGGCTGAACGCTGCCGAGGCTAAGTCGGCACAGCTGGAGGCCTCCATGGCCACAGCCAGCCGCATTCGTGACCAGCAGCAGCAGGGCATGCAGGATCAGATCCGCGCGCTGGCCAATGCTGATCAGTCCGGTGCCGAGAGAATGGCGGCCTTGGCCAATACTATCGCTGGCATCCTGCCGCGTCTGGAAGAGATCCTGCGGCGGCAGGAGCGGCTTGAGAGCCGGCTCAGTGCTCCAGGCACGCGGCAGCAGAATGACGAGCCGTCGGTGGCCTGGGTGCCTGACCGCGACGCCTAACCCGCCGCCGGCCGGCTGCCGGCGTCTCTCACAATCCGGAGGTTTTATGTCCGACACCGATCCTGGTGCCGCGCTGCTGCGCGCCTTCGTGCAGCAGCTCCTGGCGCCCGCCATCGCGGAGGCCGTGGCAGGCCAGACAGCGGCAACTGATGACGCCCTGCAGCGCCTGGCAGAGGGCATGGCCGAGATGACGGCCGAGATGCAGGCCATGCGGCAGGAGATGCGTGCCGCTCTGGCGCCTGAGCCAGAAGCCCCGCCAGTGTCCGCGCCTATCGTCGTGGAGCCGGAGCCCCCCGCGCCGGTCGTCGTTACGCCGACGCCGGATATCGGCTCCAACCAGGTCGAGATCACCGGTGCCAACGGAGCGATCTGGACGCTGGATCTATCGGTAGTGCCATCGGAAGGGCCATGGCCGGGCGCCTACGGAGACCAGTGGCGCGCCACAGCGGAGGTGCCTGCCGTGTATGTGGGCAGCACGTCACTGCGCGTGGTCGTGGACTGGGGCACAGCCGCCAACGGCGTGCCGTGGGCGGATGTCTGGCTGCGGAACGACATCACCATGCGCGAGGGCGGCGGCCCAGCGAGCTACTCCGTGCGGGTGGTTCTGGACGGCCAGGAGGCGCTGCGCCAGGACGTGCCGCGCCACCAGCAGTACCGCGCCTGGGGCCGTCTCGTCAGCGCCGGCCCGATGCCGGAGGTGGAGCTGCCGACTCGCGAGGCGCTGGCCAAAGCCGGGGTCGCCAACTACGCCGGACCGGTCAACGCCGATGTGCTGGACCGCTACGTCGCGGCCATGGCCACCTGGGGCGATGACATCTGGTCGCCGCGCGGTGTGGCGCTCGACATGTTTGGTACCGGCGGGCGGGACGATATTGGGCCCGTGACAGCCCCGCAGGCCATTGCCCTTATGACACGTGACGCTCGCATGCGGGCTTATGTGGTCGGTCAGGCCGAGGCCGCCGGCACGATCCCTTGGCACTTCTGGGATGCGGAGGCTAGCACTTGGATCTCGGTGCAACGCTACCCGCGCCTCTGGGCCGACTGGCGCGGCAAGGCGCCAGGGGACACCGCTCTCCTTCAGCCACAGCCGGGCGACACGGGCTGGCAGTTGGACATCGCCCACCAGCCGGGCCTCAGCTTCGTGGCTTGGCTGATGACCGGCCGACGTGCCTTCCGCGATAACCACGCCGCCCAAGCAGCCTGGACGATCCTGGCGCAGCAGCCCGAAACCCGTGGCGACAGTGACATGCTGGTGGTCAACGGCGGGCAGGTGCGTGGTTCGGCCTGGGCGCTGCGGCAGATCGACGAGGCGGCCTGGGCCAGCCCGGAAGGCAGCGCGGAGAAGGCCTATTTCACCGCCGTCGCCGAAGCCAACTGGTCCTGGATCGTGGACAATATCCCGATCTGGACACAGCAGCAGGGCGAGGCGCATGGCTGGCTGCCGGGCGAATACGGCACCGAGGGCGCGCTGCCGCCGTGGCAACAGGATTACTTCGCCTCCACTGCAATCGCGGCGGCGCGGCGGGGCAATGCCGATGCCGTCACCTATCTGCGCTGGGCCTCGAACTTCCTGGTCGGGCGCTTCAAGGCGCTCGGCCATGACGGCGCGGCCTATCTGCTGGTGATCAGCGAGGGCAGTCGCATCCTCGCCACCTGGGCCGAGATCAAGGCCAAGACGGCCGCGCGTGGCTGGTCGAATGGCGCCGGCTGGGGGAAGAACGAGCGCGAGGGCAACTACTCGCAATGGGCCCGCGCCACGCTCGCCGGCCTTGCCGACCTGCTGGGCGATACCGAGGCGCGCCGACTCTATGACTGGCTGCCGGCCGAGGGCGCGCCGTTTACCCAGTCGTCCGACTATGCCCGCGACCCGCTGCTGAGCATCGCGGCGGCCCAGTAACCGCCTCCGGGGCGCATCCCGGCAACCTCAACAATCTGGAGATCAACGGATGGCAGCCGCCAGCTCCGCAGCTGCCCGCGCGCGCAATGCGCGGGGCTACCGGAACAAGAATCCGGGCAACATCGATTACAACGCGAGCAACAAATGGCAGGGCCAGGTCGGCAAAGAACCTGCCGGCCGCTTCGCTGTATTCGAGAGCCATGAGTATGGCATCCGTGCCTTGGCCATGCTTCTGACCACCTACCAGGACCGACACGGTCTGCGGACCATCCGCGAGATCGTCAACCGCTGGGCGCCGCCGGTGGAGAATCAGACATCCGCCTATGCCGCGCATGTCGCCGATCTGATGGGGCGCTCGGAGACGGCCCGGCTCGACCTTCACCGCTACGAGGATATGCGGGGGCTGGTGGAGGCCATCATCACCCACGAGCTGGGCGGCCAGCCGTATGACGCGGCGACGATCGAGGCCGGGCTGCGGCTGGCGGGGCTGGCCAGGCCGGTGCCGACGATCGCGGCGGCCGCGACGACCGGCGAGGGCAAGGCGGCGCTATCCGTGGCGTCTGTGGCGGCCGCCGCCTCCGCTGCCGCGCCGGCTTTCCAGGCAGTGGCCGGTCTGCCTCAGTGGGTCGGCGTGGCGGTGGTGATCGCCGTCGCGGCCGTCGCCGTTGCGGTGGTCCTGACGCAGCGCCGGAGTGCACCGGTGTGATGGCCGGGCTCTGGTCCCGCGTCGGCGGCTGGGTCGCCGGCGCCGGGGCCGTGCTCGGGGTGGTGGGCGCCGCTTGGTGGCGGGGCCGCGCCGCCGGCACGGCCAGTGCCCGTGCCCGGGCGGTCGAGGCCGATCTCAGATCCAGGGAGACCCGTGATGCGGTGGAGCGCGATGTGGCTCGCGAGCCTGACCCTGCTGGCCGGTTGCGCGAGCGGTGGAGCCGGGATTGATGTCTGCGGCCCATGGCGGCCGATTCTGATCAGCCGCACAGACCAGCTGACGGGCGGCACCGCCAAAGAGATTCTGACCCATAACGAAACAGGGTCACGACTGTGCGGGTGGTGACGTGTCGCGCGGCCGAAACGGCCTAGGACTGACCTGGATCCAACCGGACCCGATCTAATCTTGATACCGCCGATCGGTACCACTAGTGTCCGACATGCTGAAGGCGGCCCCTTCGGGCCGCCTTCGCGAGTGAGGTTGACGGAAAGCTCTGCATCAGGGTCGATTGGTACCCGGACCTGATGAGATCGGATTAGCGCCAGATGGCGATGATCAGATGGACCAGAGCGGTGATAATGGCAGGGGTTTGAGGATTGAACTCAACCTCCAGCTTCAGTCTCATAGCTTCTCCTGTGGAGAGCGGGCGCTGCTGGGTCGGAACAGTTCCGAATCATGCGGCGCCCGTAGCTATTACGTAGGGTGGCGGCCGCGCGCCCAGCAACACCGGATTTAGGGATGGGATGCGGCCGTAACCCCCGTGGTTGGGGGTCTGGCCCTTTCCTCCACCATTCAGAAACGACGGCTAGAGGCCGATTTTTTCGGGTTCTCCACAGCCCTGCGCAGGCCATGTCACACCCCTGAAAAAATTTATCGAGTACAGGCCCTATCAAGGCCTTAGGCGAAGATTCTCGCTGCTGTGGGCGGACCTTCTATGTCTCGACCAATTCTTGGCGACCTAAGCGCCAGAGGCAGGCCCAGCGGCGTACTAAGCTCAAGAGGATGTTGCGCGCCGCAGGGGTTTAGAACGCGCGCACCGCCAAAATATCCTCCAGCCTCGTGGTGTAGCGTGGTGACAGTCTCTGCGCCTTGGTGGCCCAACTGCGGGCGATGCCGGTGCTGGCCACCTGCAGCGTGCCGCGCCCGTGGCTCCTATTGATGGCGTCCAGCACCGCCATGGTCTTTGCCGAGGCTTGCGGACTGCGTCTCGCGAAGAGCCTCGCCTGCTCCCCGGCGGGCACCAGGTCATTGAGGATGACGCCGCACTTGGCGTAGCGGAAGCCGTCGCGCCACAGCGGCTCCAGCAGCCGCACCGCCTCCGTAATCAGGTCACGCGTGTCGCTGGTCGGCTCGATGCGGCAGGCGCGGCTGGCGGAATACTGCGGCGCCTGCTCGTGCGGGTTGGTATGCAGGAACACTGAGAGGTGGCAGGCCTCCAACCGTTCCGCGCGCAGCTTCTCGGCCGCCCGTGCGGCATAGGCTGCCACGGCTTCCCGCATGTCTGGCCAAGCGGTCACCGGCCGCGAGAAGGCCCGGGTGCAGGCCAGCCCCTTGCGGGTCGCCGCCAGCATCTGCAGCGGCAGGCAGGAGATGCCGCGCAGCTCCGCCTGCACCCGGGCGCCCACCACCGTCAGATGCTGGCGCACAGCCCGGGCATCGAGCGCCAGGAAGTCGGCGATGGTCTCGATGCCGCCGGCGCGCAGCTTCTCCGTGGTGCGGCGGCCGATGCCCCAGACCTCATCCACCGGCAAGCGGGCGTACCACCCTGCCCGCTCCTCCGACTCGCGCAAATCGCACAGCCCGCCCAGCTCAGCGTGGTCCTTGGCGATGCCATTGGCCAACTTCGCGATGGTCTTCGTCGGGCCCCAGCCGACGCAGGTGGGGATCTTCGCCACCTGCCGCACCTCCGCCCGCAGCGCTGCGCAGAAGGCGTGCAGCTCGACCGGGATGTCGAGATCCAGGAACATCTCATCGATACTGTAGGGCTCGACGCGCGGCACCCGCTCGGCCAGCACCTGATACACCCGGCGGCTCATATCGCCATACAGGCTGTAGTTGCTGCTCAGCCACTCGACGCCACGCAACTCGCGGCGGCCGCGCACCAGATGCCAGGGATCGCCCATCTTGATACCGAGGGCTTTGGCCTCCGGCGTGCGGGCGATGGCGCAGCCGTCATTGTTCGACAGCACCACCACCGGCTTGTCGCGCAACGCCGGCGCGAAGGCCCGCTCGGCGGAACAGTAGAAGCTGTTGCCGTCGATTAGGCCATAGACGGCAGGCATCTCACACCCGCTCGCGCACCAGGGCCGCGACCATGGCCCAGATCTCGGCCTCTTCCGCCAGCATCACCGGCGGCTGCTCGGCGCGGCCGGAGCGCAGCCACCATTGCCCGTTCTTCCAGGCCAGCTGGGCCAGCAGCACCTCGCCGCCCAGCATGACGATGGCCACCGCCCCCGTGCGTGGCTCGGCCGCGGCATCGACAATCAGGACATCGCCCGGCAGGATGCCGCGCCGGGTCAGCGCCTCGCCCAGCACCCGCACCGGGTAGCGGTTGGGCTTGCGCAGATCCAGCACATCAGAAAGGTCGATGGGGCCTTCCAGATGGTCGGCGGCCGGCGACACAAAGCCGGTGGTTTCGCCGCCGCTGTAGGCGGGCTCCTCCGGCTGGTCGGGATAGCGGGGCGGGGCCATGGCCGGTCTGGGGCGGGAGGATCAAAGCGACAGGGCGGCCCGCCCGAAGGTGTCTCGCGCCGCCGCCAGCGCGCTCACCAGACGCTGCGCCTGGCGCTGACCGGCCTTGTCCTCGGCCTCGATCTCGCTGGCCTGCTCCTCGACCGCCTCGACTCCGGTGGCCAGTTCCTCGCGCACCTCATCCAGCACCTCGCGCAGATCCTCGGGCGCCATGTCGGCGCGGAGCGCGCTGATCATCGCCTCGGTCTCACGCTGGAGCCGTCCGGCGTCGTGTCCCCGGCCGACCAGCTCCGCCACGCGGCTCAGCGCCGCCTTGCGGGGGTCAGGAGCGCGGCGCGGGGCGGGGGCGGACGGCCGGGACTTCTTGTTCATCGGAACCTCAGGCGAAGAGCGGTCACGGCGGGGGAACCGTGACCTTGGGGGTTCTCTACGCTAACACCGTGAACACAACAAGAACAAGCACCTTGGGGTTGCAATCCAGGGTGGGCCGCCTGCCGGCGTGGTTCTACGCCTCGCGCTCCGCACGCAGCGCCTCACGCACGGCATCGGCCAGAAAGGCAGAGCGGTTCTTGCCCTGGCTCTTGGCCGCAGCGTCCACGGCGGAGAGCAGACCCTCCTCCATGGTGATGTTGAGCCGCACCGCTTTGCCGGGCAGCTCCGCGCGCACCAGGATGCGGGCGAACTCCTCCACCTCCGGGTCCTTCGCCAGTTGCTCCAGCGGCGTCGGCATGGGGATGGTTTCGCCATCCTCAATCATGCCACGGATGTGGAAGGCCAGCGCCGCCTCGGCATTGGCGGCCGTCTCTTCCACGGTATCGCCGGCCGAGACGCAGCCGTCGAAGTCGGGAAAGAAGGCGGAGAAGTTGCCGCCAGCCTGCTCCACGATGGCGGGATAATACCGCACAGCCATTGTCATACCCTCTCATGTTCGGGCCTGGGCGCTTCAGCGAATGAGGCGGAAGCCCCGGTTTTCACCGGAGCTTCACACCCGACTGGCGTTCGATGCTTTTCAGCGTGCCGATCGCCAGTTCTTTTTTCGGGTGGGGGACCGTGGTGCGGCCCTTTTTGGTGGGGTGGCGGAATTGCTTGTGGCTGCCGTCCTGTCCCACCTCGTACCACCCGTCTGCCTCGATGGCCTTGATGACCTCGCGGCTGCTGACTGTTTTGCCCATGCCCTCCGTTCCTGTTGATGTGTGTATTTATACACATGAACGGATCGGACAGCAAGCGGTAATGCGTATGCATGTGTATGATTTCTGCGCTCGCCACACGATAAGCTCCAGTTATCGTGCCCCTGCCCGGCTGTTGGCAGGGCTTGCCACATTGGCGTCTCGTTCCGGCGGCGACCATACGGTGCGGCTAGGCCATCGCCAGCCCCCATTTCGCCGCCAGCGCTTGGCGCTCGGCCGTCGGCAGGGCGCTGCCATCCCCTTCCCTTCTCCCTTCCTGAGCTTTCTTTTTCACTAGAGAGACTTCGGCTGACCGAGCCTCGGTATCGCTTCCAGCCCACTGCGCCGGGCTGGCGAAGAGATAGGCCGAGGTCCACTGGCACCAGCGGCCGGCCACCACCAGGCCGCGCCGCACATGGCCCATGATGCCAGCGGCCTCGATGCGCTGCAGGGCGAGCTGCACGGTGGAGCGGGCGCAGCCGGACCAGGCGGCGAGCTGGCTGATGCTGGGGTCACAGACGCCATGTCGGGACGGGCCGCGGTAGAGCAGCGCCCAGAGCACCAGGATGCCGGTGCGGCGCAGAGCCCCCCCGTGCATCCCAGGCTGGTGGCTGCGCCGCTCCAGGCGGCGCGCGGCTTCCATGATGCGGCGGCGATCAGCGTCGCCGAGGCGCTGGCGCTGCCAAGCGGCAATGCGCACAGACCCGGCACGCGCCGGGCGTGGTGAGGCAGGCATGCCCATGCTCCTGGGCCGCCAACAGGGCACAGTTCTCCCGTCCGCGAATCTTGCGGTGCTCGAAGCGCCGTCCTATCTTGGGGTTCTCACGCCGGCCAAGATGCTTCGGCATTGGTCGAGGGAAGGGGTCGTTCTGGCTGGTCTGCTGGGCGGCCCCTTCTCGATTCCGGCCTGCATGATTGCATGACCGGGCAATATGATTCCCGGCCACGCTTCTGATGACAAGCCAATAAATTCAGCTATTTAGCAGTTACAACCGTACAACCATGTATGGTTGCATGGTTGCGTGGTTACATGGTTGGTTACAACCAACCATGGTGCATTGGTTCAGACGCCCATCTTGTCGAGGTACTGGCGGATCGCTTCATCCAGTAGGGCCTGCTTCTTCTGGCGTGTCTTGAAGGCCAGGGTCCGAAGCCGCTCACTGTCTGAAGCCAGAATGCGGATGGTGAGGCCTTCGCGCACTGGGGCGCCCGAAGGGGTCACCGGCGCTTCGGGTTTGGGCGGCGCTACAGTGGCTGGAAGATCGGTCTTCCGGACCAGCAGGGAAGCGTCAATTTTAGCGGGAGGCGATGCCATAGCGTTTCCTCCGGGCAAGCCGGTCAGCAATGTAGGTCCAGAGTTCAGTGATCTCGACGGCGCTGGCAGACTTCAGGTCCAGTTCTCCGGCCGTGCGCCCATCGGTCATCGAGGTGGCAAAGTCGATGCGGTGGTGAATCTCCACCGGTGCCAGTGGGCCGTGCTGGCTCAGAGCCTTGATGGTCTCGGTCTTGATCTTGGACCGGGCCACAGCCTGATTCACCACGAACACCATCGGCCTACCAGCTTCCTCCACGATGTCGACTGTGGCGCCGACGGCGCGCAGGTCGTTGGGGGAAGGGCGGGCAGGAATCAGCACCAGGTCGGCCAGAGCCACTGTGCTGGCGATGCTCTCGGTGATGGCCGGCGGGGTGTCGATGATGCACAAGGGCACGCCACCTTCGGCCAGCTTGTCCAGAGTGGCCTTGAGACCCTCTGGAAGGACCTGGACCAGGGCGGGTGTCTCTGGCTGCCTCACCCGGAACCAACCGGAGAGGCCTGCCTGTGGATCAGTGTCTATGACCGCGACGGGCGAGACGCCCTGGCGCTCGGCTTCAACGGCCAGATGGCTGGTAAGCGTCGTCTTGCCCGCCCCACCCTTCTGGCTTGCCACAACGATTGTCTGCACCATCGCTCCAATTGGTTACATGGTGCGTTGGTTGTAACCATGGTTGAATGGTTCGTGCAACGGTGCAGCTTGGCTAGGCTGGCGTTGGCAGGCCGATCACCTTAAGTATGCGGATTTGGTTACAAAGTTACAAGGTTGAATGGTTGAATGGTTGTAACCATGTGAGGATGGTTACACCTGAACAGAAAACATTAAATCCTAGGTGCTTAGTCGGACAGGGTCGTTTGATGGCTTGTTATCGCTTGCCTCTACCGCGTCGGCCGTCACCTAGGGCGTAACGACTGCGATCTGTGGTATCGTGAAGCGTTCATTATTCACGAAGACCAAGCTCGAAATGCAATTCACAGATTCCACAAAAGCGCTCGCGGTGGGCGTGCGGCGTATCTCTGAAATCCAGTACATTCGTGCGGCGGCATCGGTAGCCGTGCTCCTCTTTCATGCGTCGCACTATGTGAAGGAAATCCGTGGCGAAGGCGCCCTCTTCGCGGTCTTTAACGGATATTTCGGGATGTTCGGGGTCACATCATTCTTCGTGATTTCCGGATATTTGATGGCGGAGCTCTCTCAGCGCACGCAGCCATTCCGGTTTCTTCTACATCGCATCATCCGGATCTACCCTATCTACTGGGTTATGACCTGCGCCGTGCTGCTGGCATACGGCCTCTGGGGGACGTACTTCCCTTTTGACCCCTGGGCATTCGGTCTGATCCCAGGCGATGGCCGGCAATACATGCTTGCTATAGAATGGACTTTAACGTTTGAGATCTCGTTCTATGTGGCAGTGTTTCTGGTTATAGTTCTGGGGTTGCGGCGCTGGCTGCCGGCTATTGCTATGGGATGGCTTCTGGTTGTCATTATGACCAAGATTTTGGCGCCGGAATGGAAGTATTACAGCGCCTCTGGGCTATTGCCATCTCTCTCGTACTTGCTGACTTCCGAGAAATGCATAGGCTTCATTCTAGGCCTATTGGTTCCCTTCATTGTGCAGCGCTTCCGCCCAGGCCCAGGTGCTCTCGTGGCATCAGCTGGGCTGATCCTCCTCAGCGGTGCGCTTGGAAGCGTCGAGCAATGGACGATGGCCGGAGGATGTGCGCTGCTCGTCGCCGTGGCCGCTGCGGAGAGCGGCCGTTCTTTGCGCCAAGAATCGACGACTCTCGTGCGAATGGGGGACTGGAGCTTTGCCCTTTATCTTGTCCACGTTCCAATCATTTTAGCCCTGCTTCCACGGCTTCCCGAGAATATTTCCGGCCTGTCGGCTTGGTCTGCGGTGATAGGAGCTTCCCTTTTTGGCTCTGTTCTCCTCGGCAAGGTTGATTTGTGGCTTTACGCCCGACTCAAGCAGGCCTGCGACAATGCCGCACCTTGGGTTGCAGCATCCGTAGTCTGCGTCTTCCTCGGGCTTTTCCTGGGAGGTGCCATATATTCTGACGTTCAGGAACGGTATGAGCGCGCCGTCCTACGAGAGCCTACGGCATTAGGCGCGAGGCTCGGCTCCACTTCGAAAGACGTGGCCCTGCCAGTCGACGCCTTGGCCGAAGCTGCCGGGCTGACTCGCAGCTCTGAGCTGCAAGGCTTCTTGGATCAGTTCGGTGCACTTCCCGCCGATGGCTCGGGCGTTCAGATCGACGGCTGGGCGCTCGACCGTAGCGGGCGGAACTCGGAACTGGTTGTCCTACTTTTCGCGGACAAGCATTTCGTGGGCAGCGTGATTCCCAACGTTGAGCGGCCAGACGTGCTGACCGCGCTGCGGCTAAAGGGAACGACTGCAGTGGGGTTCTCCCTGCGTCTGCCGGCGATCCACTGCGCGCCAGGCCTTCTCGTCGAAGGCCTTGTCGTGTCTGGCCTGAGCTTCGCGCCCTTGTTCATACCTGCAAGCAGTATCTGCAGTTCCTCTTGATGCCGTCTTGGGGGTCATTCGTCGACACGAGTGACCTCCATCATCTCCCCAACGCTCTTACAACCAGCCAATCTTGGCCGTTTGAGGGTCAGCCATGGGGTGCCTCCAGTGCTTTGCTCCAGAGCTTCGTCTCCAGGTCCCGGATCCTCTTCCGGCTCTCCTCCTCCCTCTTAGCGAAGTGGGCGACACCTCGTTCTGCAGCAGCGATGCGCCGGTTCGCCTCTTCCGGATCGCCCACGCGGGCCATCAGCCGGACCAGCAGTGAAAGTTCGGCCGCTTGGTCGGGCACATGTCGCCATTCCTCCTCCCCTCCACGGTCATGGAAGCTGGAGAAGGTCAGGGCTGCGCCGGCACGCACCTTGGGCTGGCGGCGGCTACTCACCTCGATCAGGCCCCACCGGTCTGGCAACTCCTCCGCCTTCAGCAGCCCAGCCGGCGCGATGAAGTAGCGCCAGGTGCCCATGCCGCCGGCTAGTCGGTGCGGCTTCGCGCGATCGGCCAGGAAATCGCTGCGGCTGACTTTGGCCTCAACAATCACCGTACCGTCTCGCCAGCCCTGGGCTCGATAGCCGATGGCATCAGGCGTCTCGCCGCCGCCGAACGCGGAGCGGCATTCGGACACGGCGAAGTTGCAGCCATGACCCTGTGCGGAGAAGGGGCGGCGCAGCCAGCGCACAGCGATGTCGCAGAGGTCGCGATGGCTGAGCGTCTTCTGCCAAGTCGTGTCGGCCGTTTGCTGGTCAGGCATGCTGGGCCTCCGGGGCCGGAAACACGCCGCCGCACTTCGGGCAGTAGGTGTCGCCCGGCTCGCCTTCGTCATAGGGCTCCATGTCGTGGGAACAGGAAGCGATGGCTTCCACTCGCGCCTTGGTGCAGTCGGGGCAGAAGTTGGCCCCGTCCAGGGATGAGGAGCCTTCCTCGTGAGGGTAGGAAGCGCCGCAGGCCTCGCACATCCAGCGCGTGTCATCCTTCTCCTCAGGCTCATCCTCCCAGGGGATGCGATCGGCGAACGCCTCCGACGCAGTCTCCAACTCCTTCAGCGCCTCAACATCGGTCGGATCTCCGAACGCGACGTGCCGGGCGGCTATCACCAGCCGGGCCACGTCGGCGGGCAGGGTAGGCTTCTGATCGCTCATGGTTGAGCCTTCTTGCCAAAGCGGGGCGTGCCCTTCGGCCCGAACAGCCGATAGAGGGTCCGCGCCCCTACGTTGAACTCGACCGCCACCTGCTGGACGGTCTTGGTGAGATCTGCCCAGGCAGCCGCGGCGGCCGCCTTCGTGTTGCCCTGCAGCCGCTCCGGCCGGCCGCCGGTCACGCCCAGCGCCACCTTCCGCGCCCGCATCCTGGCGGTCTGCTCCCGCTTGGCGCCGCTCTCCGCCCGATCGGCAAAGGCGATGGCCCGCACAGCGTCGGGGTGGAGCTGCACATCCTGCCCGGCCTCGGCGTCATGGATCGCCGCGCCACGCGCTGTGATGGCGGCCATCGCCTTCAGCACATCTGCCCGGCTGGTGCCGAGGCGGGTGGCCTTGGCGATGATCACCACATCACCCGGCCGCAGGATGCGCACCATATTGTCGCGCTCCGGTGTCGTGGCGGTCGGACCCTTGCGGCGGCGGTCGGTATAGACCGGGGCGTGCCTGCTAAAGTCCTCGATGCCGGCCAGGCGCAGCAGGGCCTGCTGCTCTGCCAATGATGGGCCCGCCGCGCTCTCACGCATGTATCCGATCTTCATGGCCTCATCTGCCGCGAGGGAGTTATTGCAAGGTGTCAGAGGTTTTGGCGGCTTCCGGGAACGAGTACTGGCACTCCACGCTTCGCACGACCCGTCCATCGTCCAGGTGGATCAGCATCAGGCCAGGCGCTTCCTCATCCTCACGGATGATCGTTCCTCCGATAGTCCGCGACGTGTCGTAGTCGAAGCAGACCACAACCCGCCTGCCGAGCCACGAGCCCTGCTTGGGGAAGCGGTCAAAGCCGACGGGATCAAGGGTATCCATGGGGCCTCCTTGAATCGGGGGTTCAGGCTGCGGGCGGCGCCACGCGGTCAATCACGTCGGCCACAGACTCCATCACGACGCGGACGAAGTGCTTCTGCCCCTGTTCATTCTCGGGGAACGATGCGGGCATCCAGGTGCGGATCATCACCGCGCACTGACGCAGCTCCTCCATCGCGTCGGGATGGATCTCCGCAGTGTCGGGCTCCTCGGTGCTCCCGAAAGCACGAGCAATCGCGGCCTTTGCGTCCGGGCAGGCCTCAGCCTCTTCACGGCTGCCGTAGTCCTTGTCGGTTATCCGGTGGTAGACGCGGCGGCTCAGCGGCACTTCATCGCTGTAGGACACGAAGTGGAACTTGCCCGTGGGTTTCCCCTCGGCGTCCGCCACTTCCATGATCCCATAGATCTCAGCCATGTCGGTCTCCTGTTAAACGGGGGGTTCAGGCCGCGCGGCGGCTGAGCTGCGCGCGGAGTGCTTCGTTCTCGCGGCGCAGCTTCTCCAGCTCGGAGGACGCGGCCTGCGGCACTTCGGTCGGGGTGAACAACACCTCGGTGACCTCGATGCTCACCCGCACGATGCGGGTCAGGTGCTCAGGGTTCGTTTCGTTGCGGTCCACTTCCACGCGCTCCGCCTCGATCTGCTTCATGGGGACGCCGGGCGAGAACACGCTGAAGGAACCATCGCTGTACTGGAGGGCGTCGAGGATGGGCATCTGTTCGCCTTTCGGGGGGTTACGGCTCGGCGTCGACGCAGTCGCGCGCATTCTGGTCCAGCTGGAGCCGGCGCACGGCCTCCTCCAGCTCGCGGAGCTGGCCCATGCTTCCCTTCGTCGCTTCCTTGGTGAGCGCGGCGAGGGCGGTGACGATGAGCGTCAGGCGCTCATGATGAGAGAGCAGCATGATTGCTTCCTTGATTCGGGGGTTAGGTGGATGCGCGATCGGTGAGGCGCAGGGCAGCGCGGAAGGCGGCCCGCCGCTCCACCGGCCACTGCCGTACTTCCGCGACCGCAGCTGCGATGGCAGCGCGCTCCTCGGCAAACTCCTGCTGGCGCTTGTCTTGCTCGCATGGTCCAGAGCAGGAGCAATCCGGGAAGACCCTGCAAACGGGAGGGCGGTTCATGTCGGGATCCCCGCAACACTAAAGGCAGGCGCGGTGAAGATCTCCACCAGGCGCGAAGCGCAGGTGACCGCGCGGCGCGAGCGAAGCACCGCGTCAGCATCACGGCCGTGATGGTTCAGGGCAAACAGCCCTTCGCGTGCCACAACCCGTGTCAGTTCCTCGGCCACCCGGGCTCGATGGCCTTCGTCCTCGGCCGTGATCAGCACAGCCATGGAAGCGGGGCCGCGTGGCAGCGTGCGGCGCACCGGCTGAGGCCAGCCGCCGCGCGCGAGCGCGACGCGCAGCAGGCCCTCGGGCCGGACGCGATGGCCGCCGCCGGCGGTGACCTGGTCACGATGGCAGGCAAAGGCCACCTGCAGGGCTTGAGTAGCTTTCAGCATCTCAGTCCTCCTCTCCCTGCGGGAAGGGCAGTGCTTGAGGACCATCCTGTGCCCAGGCGGCCTCGGGCAGGGTCATGAAGGGTGCGGAGCCGATCAGGCGCTCGCGAAGGGCCTTGGCGCTGCCGGTGCCAGGCACCCCGCGCCTGACAGCGACCTGCCGCAGGGCATCGTGTGACAGCGTGGCCAGGAACTCGGCGGTATCGAGCCGCGGCATCTCATCCTGTGGATCAAGCCGGCGTCCGATCCATTGGGCGGGGAGGCCGCTGCTGGTGCCGCTCTTCACCGGCCCCACCACGACCATGCGGGCGATCGCTTCGGCCGCGAGGCGCCGCACCGCACCGTGTTCCAGCTCCCGCTGCTCGCCTTTGCCATCCAGCAGCGCGGCAGCCAGGTCCTCGAAGTCGCAGGACATGCGGTGGCCGTTCCATGCTCGGCTTTCGCCGCTCACCTGCACATTGGAGCCGCACAGGGCCAGCAGCAGCAGCTCCAGCAGCTCCGACTCCTTCATCTCCTCCGCGCGGTTGCGCAACGCGGTGCGGATGGCCTGCGTCCTGGCCTCCGCCAGCATCTCAAGACCCTTCTGCGTGATCGGGCCGCGCGCGGTAGTGGGCTGCGCTGCCTGATCTTCCTCGACTGTGGCGGGGCTTCTGGCCAGATCAGCCGGAGGATTCTTGGGCGATGGCTTCGGCTTTGGCATCGCTCGCCGCTCGGTCACGCGGCCGATGTCGTGCCCGCTGGGAACAATGGCCTTGAACACGACCGATCCCTTCGGCTTCGTGCCATAGGGGCACGCTTCCCAGCCCTTTGGGATGGCTGGCTGGTATTGGCTGGCGGACCAGTCCGCCACCTTCACCTTGCCCTTGGAGGCCTCAGCCTCGTCGTACAACGCTGCTTCCTGCGCCTTCATGAAGCCGATTACGTCGCTGGTGGTGAACTGGTCGTTGCTGCCCGGTTCCGCAAAGAGATCTTCTTCGAAGGCCACACCATGCTCGGCCGGCTTGAATACGGCGCGGCTGAGCGGGATGCGTTGGCGCTCGCAGGCCATCACCAGATCATGCCAGGACAGCTCCGCTGCCTTGCCCTTTCCTTTCCAACAAGACTTTGCCTTCAGCGCGGCCGCCTGCGTCTTGGCGGGCGCGCGGGCTACGGCGGCGAGCTGGTAGTCCGAAGGCCGGCCGTGGAGGCGGATCTGCTCCAGGATATCCGGGTGCAGCTGGCCCAGCAGGCTCAGTCGGCGCGCCTTGCGCTCCTCCAGGCCCAGCATGTGCGCAGCATCGCTCAGGCTGTAGCCGCGATCCTGCAGCGCCTTGATGGCTTCCCACTGGTCAACCGGCGCAAGTGGCGCGTGCATCATGTTGGTAACGGCCTGCGCGGCCAGATGCTCGGCCTCGCCGCCTGCGCGCACGATGATGGGCACATGCATCAGGCCTAACTCCAGGGCAGCTGCGCGGCGCCTGTGGCCGTTGATGATCTCCCAGCCGCAGCCGGTGGGCATCTCGCGCACCAGGATCGGCTCGATAATGCCGGCCGAAGCGACGCTCTCCCGCATCTTGCGGTTGTCGTCGTCGCTGGGAGGCGTGCGACGCACGTTGTCAGGCGATGGGTGTACCTGGCTCAGCAAAGCAACAAGGCCGCGCGGGGCGGACATGTCTGCTTCCAGATCCACCTGGCGAGGGCTGCTGATCGTGTCGGCCATCAGTCCGCATCCCCGGCCTTCCGGCGGGCCATCTCTTCCTTCATGCGGAAGACTTCGCTTTTGTCGAGCCCGACCTCCTCAGCCACCCGGATAACCGGCACGCCCGCCGCGAGCAGGTTCCGCGCCTCTTCCAGGTTGTCCTCTCGAGTGAGGGGCATGTGGCCCGCCTTCACGATCACGCTCCCCTGCCTGATCCGGACCGGGGGTGGCGGGCAGTAGCTACGCGGGACTGTGAGGCGCAGGTCGCCCGCCCAGCTGTAGAGCAATGTGGTAGACTTGATCTGCGCGCCTGGGAGGGCATTGATCTGCTGCAGGATGTCTGCGATCGATAGTGTCGTATCATCCCACCGCGCCTTCAGAAGCTCGATCCGCTCAGGCGTTCTGCTGCTGAGCGGCTTCGTGATAATCGAGGCCGGATCGAGGGGCTTCGAAACCGCCTCGGGCTTCAAAGGCTCGGGCACCACATCGGGCTGTTGCGGCTTCTCATCTGGCGACGCCGGGACGGCGACTGTGACCTGCTCCTCCGCAGCCTTCTTCCAGTAAGCGCGGTCATCGGCCAGCAGCAGCAAATCCCGCGTTGTCAGCACCACGGCGTCTGGAATGTGAACGGATTGGCGGATCACGCCGGCCAGTTGGGTATAGGTGCTCCAAACCCGGTCGGCGGTGGCCCTGTCTTCGGGCTGCATGGGAAGTCCTCCTGGGGATGAGAGGAATCAGGGAAGGATGCCGCACGCCCACATCGCCAAGGGAACTCCGATGGCGATGAAGGCGACGACAGCGATATCGAGGAGGGGGCCGCGCATCAGAGTGGCGCCAGCCCGGCTCGCGCTGAGGGCGTGGTCATCCAAACGCGATCCAGCAAATCCAGGACGCCACGGCCGACATGAAGGAGACACCGAAGAAGATGCCGCGAGCGGCATTCAACGGGTCCTCCCAAGCTTCCTCTTCGCGGAGCGCGCGGACATAGGCGGCACTGAAGGTGAGCGTGGTGTAGGGCAGGCGGTCGACGGCGGAGCCGCCAGGGATCTGATCAGCGGCCATCGGTCAGCGTCCTTGTCCGCATGGCGAGCATCGCGTCGGAATAGAGGTACGCGCCGCGCGCCAGTGCCAGGAAATCGGGGTCCTCGGCCTCCATCGGCGCGTCACGGTAAGGGGCCTTGGAGATGAGCGCCGCCAGCGCCGCCGTCGCGATGACGTCACGCATGGACATGCCACTCGCGACCGGGCCCGTGCTGGCGGGGAAGGCAGGGCCGCCGTCTTCGATCGGACTCATCGCGCCATCTCCTTTGCTGGAGCTGGCTGCAGGCTCAGCAGGAAGCTGCGCCCGATCTCGGTCGCATCAATGAGGACGCTGCGCCTGTCACTCGGATCGATGGTTCGGGTGACATACTTGTGGCCTTGCAGAACATCGATCGCACGGGTCGTGGAAGGCTTGGGGATGCGCATCTGCGCTGCCAGGCCACGCACGGTGTGCGGGCCCTTCTGCTGCACCACGGTGAGAAGGACCGCCATCTGGCGGGCCGTCAGGTCGGGGCTGTCCTGAGTTACCAGTGCCATCAGGGCACTGCGCAACGGCTCCAGCTGCGCGATCGGACGAAACTCTGGGCCTGCGCGGCCGCCGGCGGGTCTGGAAGAGGCGTGGGCTGAGGCTGTAAGCACGGGTACCTCCGCACGTTGGGGTGCGGTATAGGTACCCTGTAGGTACTTCGTGACACAAGGAAAATGAGTACCCTATGGGTACCCGCAGACGGTTATTTTTTCGTTATGCCGGGCGTGACGCTATCCGCCGAGTCGGACCAGGTACCCAGGATCGCCATCACGGCGTCGCGAATATGGGGAGGCGCTTGGCGCATCAGGAGCAAGGTTTTGGCCTCCTCCAACGACTCCACCTCAATCCGTTCACCGGGCGCTTCGTGTCCAAGAAGGTCGTCAATCCTTAGCCGGTAGAACAACGCCAGCGCCTCCAAATTATTGCGGCCTGGTTTCTTCGTGCCGGCTTCCCACTGCGTAATGGTTGGGCGCGACACTCCGATCGCGGCCGCGACCTCGTGTTGCCCCAGGTTGCGCCGTTCTCTTTCTGTTCGCAAGCGTTTCGCGAGGTCCATGCCGGTACATTGCCGGGTCTCATCTGGGCATGGGTGCCCTAGGGGTACCTTTGTTGTTGCGCTGGCAAGTACCTCTAGGGTACCTTTTTGCCCATGAACGGCATCCTTGACGCGATCAAACGGGCTGAGGGCATGCGGCCGCTGGCGAAGCGCCTCGGCGTCAGCCATCAGACTGTCCTCAAGTGGCGAGATGGCCGGCTGCGCATCACGGCGGAGCGGGCGGTCGACATCGAGCGGGAGACCGGCACCCCACGCCATCTCCTTCGTCCCGACCTGTGGCCGGCTCCCGACGGCGTCACGGCACCTGGTGAGGCGGCCTGACATGTGTGCCGCCGAATGCCCCTCTCAACGGCCCGACCGCTGGCAGCTTGTGCCGCCCGAGCAGGACTGGCGGCTGTCGCCGGCTCCTGCTCCGGCGACGCAAGCGCAGACATGTGCGCCCGCGTCGGATGGTTCGCCATGAGCGCGTCCCCCTGCTTCCCCCTCATGGCGGACGGGCGGCAGCGTCCCCACGCAGCCGCCCCACCCC